ATTTCTGACCCTGCTCACTCTTAGGGTCAATCCCGACAGCGGCCAAGTTTTTCAGAAAACTGGTTGTGTCAGGCCGTATAGCTTTGGCGTACTGAGCCTCGGCCAATAGGCGATCAATAACTGACTTTTTAGACGCAGCCTTCTGAGCCGCAATGCGATCCTCAGCGGCTGTAAATGCCTTCGTTCCAGCAGTACCCATACGCCCCAGAACCTGACCAAGCGACACCGGACGGTCTTGGTAGCCTGAAGCCTCAAAGCCAGCGGCGGCAGCGCCTAACATGCCCTGCGTGCGTGGCCGCATTAGCTTCTGACCAAATGTCATCTCAGGCGCAGGCTGACCAGCCGCTGCGGTTGCGGGGGTAGGCAGACCAACCTGACCAGCTCTTGGCGTCATGCGAGACGCCTGAGCGCGGCGCACAACTTCCTGCATCAGCGGCGATAGCTGTTGATTTGCCGTCAGTGGCGACTGAGGCGGGGTGGGTCGAGGCAACGCCATTGGCGCTGGTACTGGCCCGCGAGCGCCTTGAACTTGATATGGACGCATGATGTTTGCCTGCGGCATAGTCGCTCTGCCCTGAAGCAGTCGGTTGAATCTGTCGTAAACGCTCATGCCCTAACCCCTAACCAAGTAACCCGCTTAGACCGCCAACAACAGCGCCTGTCATTGGATCAAAGCCAGCCATAGCGCCTAACTCCGCCCCACCCATCGCGCCGCTGAGTACGTTGCCTGCGGTATTGCGGAAGACAGGCTTAGTTGATTGCCCGCCAACAGTACCACCCTGAACGGCAGCCATATAGTTGGCCAAAGCCAATTGATCCTGATTCTGCTCAAAGTTATAGCGATCAATGTCAGCCGATAACTCTGCCTGAGACTGAGCCTCACGCGCACCGCCGACACCGGCAAGGGTGTTAAGATCAGCGAAGCCAAACTCACGCGCTGCCGGGGCTTGCGCTATTGCCTGCTGCTGTGCTTGATATGCCATAGGCGCTAGGGCTGCTGCAACCGCACCTTGCTCGTAACCTGAGCCATAACGCCCAGCCTTAGAGGCTTGAGCCTGCATCTGTTCTACGACAGGCCGAAACGCTGCTGACTGAAGCGGGTTAGTTCCCATCAAATTCTGCATCACAACGTCTTGCACGGCTGGGATAAACGGTGATCCGTCAATTGCCATCTGGCGGGTTCCAGCAAGCGCCATTTCGCTTTCAGGGCTAAAGCCTACGGTTGTCTGACCGGGGTAGTAAGACGGTCGGTTCTGATAAATATTTTTAGCCTCAGACAAGCCAAATTCCAGAAACGGTTTTGCGTATGCTGGTGCGCTGGTCGTCTGCGTGATTTGTCTGGTGTCTCCACCGCCGCCTTTACTCATCTCTCAAATCCTTTGTCAAAACCACCGACGTTGCGGCGTAATCTTTCAGTTGTCTTTGCCAGCCCTTGCGGCCATTGATCTCCATCGCGTCGCAGCCCTGAGCCTTAGCCCAAACTGCGATAGACTTCTCAGCCTCGACCAGCTCATCTAAGTCGCCGCCAGCAAGCCAGATGCGGCACACGGTTAGGCTGGGGTAGTCAACAACTTCGGTTATAATACACGACTTTTCCAACGGATGTAACTGTGCCTCGCCTACCGCGCAGGCTTGGTACACATCTTCGATTGAGTGCGTGCCGCCAGAATATTCCAGCGCATCCGAAATGTATTTGCGGTTTTTCTCAAACTTTTCCTTCAGCTTGTCTTCAGCCGATAATAAGGTAGGCAACATCTACATCGTGTCCGTGGTTCTTATGCTCAATTATCATAGACCCATTTGTGCTTGTGCTTTTTACAAATGGGTGACTGTGTTCTAGCGTCTCGTTATATCCGGTAAAAAAGACGATGCTGTCAACGCCATAACGTGGGTCGCTCACTGTCGTCGTCGTGGTTCCGCTTGCCAAGACCGCATAGCCAACGCTGTTTAACCCGCCGTTTATTGTGCGGTTCAAAACCTCAGATACCTCTCGCGTCGTCGCAGTGACAGGGTTTAGCGTCCTAAGATTTAATTTGCGCTTTTCTACTGTCATCGACGGCCAACCTCTCTGGCCTCAACGTCAATGCCGTGGGCGAAAGACCAATTGCCATTGAGCAGCATCTTGACGCGCTGATATCTATCCGCCGCCCTAAACGGCACAAACCCGCTGGCGTTAGTTGTCCCGCCAACAGAAAACGCGACTGTGTCTGTAGGGGTTCCGCGCAGGCCGACAAATAGCTCAACCGACCCATCCTCGTGATAAGGATATACGCGCGTCACAATACTGTGCTTGCCCATACTAAGCGTGGCTTCGCCAGTAGTGATTGTCGCCTGAAGTGGATCGCCAGTAAATGTAAACAGTTTTTCACCAACCGCACCACCAAAGAAGAACTCGCCGCCTCTAAATAGCTGGCTGTCCAAGACAGTGCTTAGGCCGTCTAGCGTGGCTGATAGATTGTCTAAGTCCTCGACCGTGTAACCGGCGCTGAAGAACGGCGCGATAAAGTCGGCGTCCACGTTGCCAATAGACCAGCGGCCTAAAGCGTAGTTAAAGATCAACAGCCGATCTGGGCGGCCAGTCGTGCTGGCGACGCTAGTGTAAGACCAGACGGCAATCTGGTTAAGTGGGTCAACCGCCGCAGTCATCTTGTCTTTGTATGTTGAGTTAAAGTGCTTGTCATTATACTTATCTATCTTCTCATTGCCAATAGGTGTGGACTTTTGCCCATCGAACAAGTGGAAACCATTGTCAGAATAGTAAAACACGTTTGAGCCGTAGTTACACACAGAGCCGGGTATGCTACAGCCGCGCTGGCTTTCGACTTTATCAAACTGCCAGATTAGCGGCGGGCCTGTGTATGTGGCGCGGAATATAGCCTTCTCGCACAAAATTGTGCAAAATTCTCCGCCCACCATTCCAGTAATAGCGCCAGAATCGGGCAGAATCTGAAAATCGCTCTGGTCAACGCCGTTAGTCCAGCCCTCAATATCATTGAAGGCAGACCATCTAGCTTTATAGGGGACACGGTTTGACCCCTCGTCAATGTTAGCCGTCCAAATAAAGTCGCGCACAACAGCAAGAAAGTCAGCCTTTGGTGGTGAGCCGCCAAGATTAGAAAATGCAGTGTCCGTTCCTAACCGCCACTTTTGCAGTTCTTCGCCAATGCCGCCCGACGCAATGACGTACTCGCCAAATTGCACAAACTTCCACTTCTCTGCGCCAGACAAATCATATGCCGGTGTTCCAGCCTTACTAACGTCATCAAGATTGTTTGTTGAAGCATTAAACGAATACAGCTTTGCGTCATCGCCAGCAAACAGCTTGACGTTTCCTGAGTTATCTTTTGCAGCGAAAATGCCTCGTATCGTGCCACTGGCGGCATTGCTAAAACTGATAAACTGGTTTAGCGGGCGATAGCCGTTATAGGCCGGTATCACATTCTCTGCCGTGACGACGCCTGCGTTCATAAATGCTGGCTGGTCTGGCAGCCATTCGCCAAATTTTATCATTGTCCTAACCAGTTCCCAGTTGCGCCTGTTGGGGCGGGTGACCAAATACTTGGAGCGCCTGCTGCCGCTGCCACCCAAGAAGGTGTGGTCGGAATAACCGCCGACCATTCCTCGCCGAGTATACTCATTTTTACGTCACCAGTCACCGCCACTTGCTGGTTGCCAGCGCCAGCAAAAATAGCCACCACACTTGTCGCCTGCGTCACCGCTATGCTGGCGGTGCCTGCGCCTAGCGTTACAAAGTTTGAACTTGATGTTGCGCTTGCTGAGATGGACGCTGACGCAGCCATTGGGCGCACGCGATTAAAGCCAGAGGTAGCCGTGCCGACGGCACTCACCAAAGCCTCAAACGGCCTGACGCGGGCAAACGCGCTTGAAGCTGTATTGACGGCGGTCACGCTTGCTGCGGCTGGTCTTGTTCGCCCGACAGCGCCAGACGCCGTCACGGCGGCAGAAACGGATGCTGCAATGCCCTTCAGCTTTGACGCTGACGCGGATGCGGAAGCCGAGGTGGCGGCGCTACCGGCCGCAACCTTTACCTCAAGACTTAGGGCGTCCAGCGTTCCGTAGTTCCAGCTATCCAGATTGCCCCAGCCATCCATATGGTCTAGGGCAACAGCAGTCCAAGCGACCCTATCGCCAACCGTGTCAACGGTAAACGACAAGGCGTCTAGGGTGCCGGTAATCCTGTCTAGTGGTGCAACGGTTGCCATCTATCCGCCTCTAGGCTGCGGTGATGTCCATATCACCAATTGCGATTTTTAGGATGTCGCCTGTCTCGATGAGTTTGCTTGCAGTCAGTGCGCCGTGGATTAACAGGTTGCCTGAAGTCAAAGCATCAAAAACGCCAAAGTGGCTAACCGTACCCCAAGATCCGGTTGCAGCGTTAAACTCAACAGCCGCGTCGTTTGACGCGGTGCCAGAGGTGGCCGCACCGAAACTGATGCTTTCGCGGGCATAGTTACTGCCCGACAACTCAGTGCCGCTGTTGTCGTCGTTAAACGATCCAGTGGACAAACCAACATAGACAGTGGTCGGCATTGTATATGCGCCGGTTCCAAGGATGTGGTCGAGAATTTCGTTTTCAAGGTAGTCACTCATTGCAGACATAATTTAAGTCCCCGCTGCTTGCGATTGGCGTTGATAAATACTACTGATTTGAAGGCTACCAGTTCCGTAATGGGCGCGTTGATTATCAACCTTGATCTGTGCCAAAGCCTTGTCAAATCGAGCCATATACTGAGACGCCCTAGTCTCATCAAGAAGGTAAGCATAAGCCTCAGCGAGTGCGCCGTAAAGGTAGGCGTCGGGCGACCGGCTCAGGATTGTGTTTGTGAGGTTTGTCGCAGACAGCGCCTCAATTGAACCAATGTAGATAATTTCTACTTGGTAGGTGGCGTCAGGCACCGGACGCAATTTCATCTCGTCGCCCACAATGCTGTAGCCCTTTGGCTTTCCGCCGCCCTCTGATGCGTATTGCTCGTCCAGCGCGACAGGGCTGTAGTATCTCAACACGGTCAGCGGTGCGGTGTTTAGCTTTATTTCGCGAACCTCACGCAGGTCAGTTGGCAGCGCAAGGTATTCATTGCCCGACACAGTGTTTGCAGTTACTCGCTTTTCCTGACTGCGTGTCTCCAGCTCTCGGCTCATAGAGGCTTCAGCCAGAGCAATGAAATCAGGAATTTGTGCGGTCAGGTCAGAACGCGCCAGAAAATTGGCTATGGATGTCTGCAAATCTGTGTAAGTCGCAATTGCCATTATATGTTACCGCCGCCTGTTCTAAAGTCTCGGTTCTCGCTATTATTCAGCCAAGCCTTCCACGCCTTTGGATTTTGGGCAGGCGGGCCTAGCGTCTCTAGCAGGTGATTATATACTACATTTGGTATTTCCGCCACATGCTGTACATGTCGCTGCGTATTCACTGTTGCGTTGGCGCGGTAGTCGTTGTTCATCTGCTTATTCAGCTTAATTAGTCCGTCGAACCTCTGGGTCGTCTCAATGATGTCAGTGCCATCAGATTGCTGATTCATAATTACATCTTTGGCGGTGTGAGGGTCTGTGTATAAAACTCGCTTCATGATTTTCCCTTATGAAAGAGAGGGGGCAGTTGCCCGCCCCCTCAGTTTTACTATGAACCGTTCAAGTCCATAATCATCGCGTGTGCCTTAGGTGCGGTCGGCTTCAATGCCCACTCACAAAGCAGATGCGAAGTTTTTGCATCGCCGTCCTGAGACAGTTCCTGCTCAAGGAAGTTACGTCCGTTGAGTGTGCAGATTGACACAAAGTTTGGATCAATCAAGAACACCCGGTCGTTTCCAAGTAGCCGAGATGGAACAGCTTGCACAGTACCGAAGTCGGTCAGGAAAACACTGGTAGACCCGACGTAGCTGACTTCCTTGGCGGCAGTCATGTTCACGTCGTTGCTGACCAAGTTGCCAGTGGCACTGAGATCTGAAAAATTGGCACGGTTTGTGGCCGAGGCAACCATTAGCTCAGGTGATCCGCCGTCTGTCCAAGCGTCCTGCATCCCATCTTCGATGAGTGCAAGTGTCAACGCCCGGTCGTCTCCGCCAGTGATCGCGTCAGTTCCGTCGCCTGTGGCGAAGGCACCGGCAGTCGCACCGACTGAGCCGTTTGTGAGCCAGCAAGTCAAAGAGGCTGACTTGCGTGGGTCTGAACCAGAACGTGCAACGTCTGTGTCACCGATTGCTTTTTCGATGTCTCTACGAAGCTCAAGTGCTTTTAACACCTTCTGATAATTATGTTCACGTTCCCTACCTGCTGAATCAACAGCGTCGAGTGTGCCTGATGTTGCAAACACCTTCTTTGAGATTTGGTGGTAGTTACCAATCCGTGAAGTTGGTGTCGCCGCAGCAGTAGCTGTGGTTGCACCTTCGTTGTGGTAGTTAGTAGCAGACGCGGCGGTCAGCTCCTGAACTTGCCATTCGACGAAAATGCCGTTTGATGTCTCCTTCTTCACATTAGAGAAGATTGGAGTCTCCGCAGGGTCGCATTCTATCCCAGCCTTTCGGTGGGGGTGGACTATATCATCACTCCGAGTTGAAGTGCCGGACGCTCTAGCCTGTTATTAAGGGGGCTTTACCCCTCAGGTAGTCTCTGAACCTTCCGTCGGTGTACCGACGGCTTGGATGCTGATTGCCATAGCTTTCGCCTTAGGGTTCCAGCAGTTCATCCGGTTTAGACCGCACCTACCCTATCTAATGCGGTAAATGATGTCGGCGAGTTGCTCTTTCTCACCGACAGCGTTTGTGGTCGTAAAAACAGCCATTGTTTTGTTCCTTCGGGTTATCTACCCATTAAGAGTTGTACAGCAGCGTCGACCGTGCCAGCCTTTTCAAACTGTTCACGCGCCTTCCGCTTTGAACGATTAGCAACTTCGCGCTTGGTTGCCGGTTGCCCTGCCTTGGCCATCTTCGGTGCTTGGCGAGTGCGCTTTTTGGTTGTGGGTTTCTTTTCCATTAGATTGTCCCACTTCCACGCTTTGTACAAAAGCTCAATCGCGCGTGCATCGCTCGCGGATGAGATTTCTTCCTCGCTAAACCCGACACGCTTCTGTGCGTACTTAATGACTTCTTTCCGTTCAAACTCGCGGGTCTCGTCATTACGCCACTCAGGTATGCGCTCAAGCATTTCGACACGTTGATTAGTGAGGTGCTGCTTCAGGTGCGCCTCATGCTCTTGTGCCTGCTGTTGGGCAATCTTCTGACGCTCTGCCGCCACTTGCTGGACTTGCTTTTGTTGCTTGTCAAACTCGGTCTTGGCAAAGAAAATGTCGTCAGTCGAATAGCCCTCATTCTTCAAGGCTGCCCAGTCAGGTTCCTCAGTGAGGTTTGTCTGCTGGAGCTGGGTTTGAAGTAACTCAAGTTGCTGCGCGTAAGCGTCTCGGAGCTGTTTTGTTTCTGCTGCCTCAGCAGCAAATGCCTTGCGTTGCTCGGCCAGTTCCATAGATCGCTTAGTAAATGCCTCCTGACGCTGATAACCCTTGAGAGCTTCTTCAAGGTTAACTTCCACTTCCTTGCCATCCACCTTTACGGTGTATAGCGTCTCAGTGGGTTCCTCATCGACTTCCTCATCGTCATCATCGTCGTCGTAGGCATCTTCGCCGTCATCAGCCTCATCATCATAATCCTCATCTTCGGGGGCGTCATGCGCCTGATCTTCGGATGGGACTTGCGCCTCGGCTTCGGGCTGTTGAGGCTGATCTTCAGCCTCGTTTCGCTCATCTGTAACGGTGTCCTCAGTGGGAGTGTTCAGAAGGCTAATTGCGTCATTCATTGAAATGTTGTCGGTTCCGTTTGGAGTATCGACCATAATTTTTCTACCTTATCTCTTGTTAAAAGTGGAACGCCTCTTGACTTCGTCAATTTGCGATTGAGCCATCTTACCATCCGATATCACCGTTTGAAAATACCCCTTTAGGGCTTCAAGGTTCTGGCTCAATTGGTAAATTCGCTCACGGTCTTCGGCTTCACCTATGCCGCTTGACTTCCACGCTTGTATAAATTGTCGCTCTAAATAATCAAACGCCTCAGTTAATAACTCATTCCTAAGCAGTGCCTCAGCCTTCTCAGCCCTAAGCACCGCATCCCTCGCCTTGCCTTCGTTCATGTTTTACCTAACTTAGTAACGTGTAACCTGTGGTCGGATATGGCTGGTCAAAATATTCTGGGCGGTACGCGCCACGCTGTCTGAACGCGAGGTTGGCATCCGCAAACTCTGACGGCGTGCCAAAGCCTGCGCCGTACTGCTGCTGAAACTCAGGCAAGCCAGTTGGTGCCTGATCCAGCAAACCCATCCGCGCGTATGCGTCACCGGGTTGCGCCATAACTCCGCCGCCGACAGTATCGGCTGCCTGATACCCTGTGTCTAGGCGGCAAGCCTGCATGTCCTCGTCGAACATATAGCCTGCATCGCATTGGCCGGTTTCTGGGTTTACTGGCTTTATCTCTGGCTCTGGGCCGCCGTCTCCGCCGCCTACGTTGTATCCTGTTAACTTATTACCTTCAATCGGCATACCTGTGTAAACGTCAAACCCAAACGGCCCCTTAGAAAATACACCTTGGAAAGCTCTGTCGCCGTAACCAGTATTGCCACCTCTTGGCACAGCCGCATTAAAAGCAGGTATTCCACCAGCCAAAACTTGATTTCTCATTCTGTTAAGTTGGCTTACACCGATTGCGCCAGCTAAACTCCCAACAAAACCGGGCAGTCCATAACCGGCTTGAGCGTTTGCAAGTCGGTCTGGAAATTGGTCAAAAAACATCTGGTTCTCAAAACCAGAGCCAGCATACTGGTCGCCCAAAAGCTGACCACCATAGCCGCCTGTTATTTGTGCCGCCAAAGCATCAGAGGCATCGCTACCAAAATCAAAACCGCGACCCGACTCAATTTGTTCCTTTGTCGGGTCTGGAGTGCCGTAGTCTTTTTCGGCGGCTTTGCTGCTGGTGTTGTTTCCACCGTCATTGTCGTCTGTTGATGGGCCGGTGTCATCAGGCCCCATACTAAAATCGCCCGCGCCAGCCTCATCATCATCTGTAAAAAACGCAGGAATACCCATAGGGCCAGATTTACCGGCACCGCCGTTGTCCATAAGCATCTGCGCTTCTTCGGGCGTGATGTAGGCCAATAAGTGGTCTTGGCCGCGAATTTTTGTGTTACGCGGCGGCATGATTTTGTTTAGCTTGGCCATCTCTATGCCCTCGGTAGGTTGGTTGATATTTCGGCGTCGGTGACTGCCTTGGCGACACGCAGTTCAGCCTCAGCTTGCAGCTCCTGCTGGCGCATCTGCATCTCCATTTGCATCTTCTCGCGCTCCATCTGAAGCTCGGCCTGCATCTTCTCGCGCTTCAGCGCAATGTCGGCCTCAGCCTTTTGCTGCGCGATCTGTATGTCAGCCTGCGCCTTCTGCTGCTCTAGTTGTAACACCTGCTGCATCTGCTGCTGCTCAGGTGTAGGCTGTTGCGGCTGGTTGGCTGCCTGCTGTTGCTTGGCCGCCATAAACTGCGTGACCTGCTCAGGTGAGTTAAAGAACAGGCTGCTATCCTTGAAGCCGCCAACCTCAGTAATTGAGCGCAGGGTGTTAACGTATTGCTGCGCCGTCACAAGCGGGTTGTCCTGACCTAGCTGCATCAGGATTTGCTCTTGCTTTGATGCAATCTGCGTCAGGAAGGCGATCTTTGTCTCGTCGTCAGTCGTGCCTAAGCCAACCTGCACGACAGTGTCAAACTGGCTAGACCACTCGGCTGGGTTGATCGGCACAAAGTTATTACGCAGGCGCACGATCCTTTCCTTGCTGTCGTGCTTTAGCACCAAATGCAGGATGCCCTTAAACAGCGCCTTGACGCCTGTCTCCGCCATTGTTCTGGCATATGACTCCAACTTAACCTGAGCGCCGCGCACGGTCGCTGAGACTGCGCTGGCGGTGCTTGACTGTAGGCTGTTAGCGTCAAGCCCCTGAGACGCACGGCTCATGCCGGTGCGCTGCTCTTTTACTGTATCCAGATAATCCATCAGCGGGCGGATTTCGTTGCCTACGGATGCGCCTGTCAGGGCTTGGATCATGCCAGGCTGCCGTGTACGGATTACGCCGCCGGGTGAGCCATCCAATAAATCATCCAAATTCACCTGTCCCTCGACCGCCGCAATGCGTGGCAGGGTAGATGAGTAGACGCTGTCGAGGTACTGGCGCATCAGCGTTGACTTAATGACCTGCAAGTCCTCGGTCATGTCAAAGATGCTGCGTCCAATCAAGCGGTGCGGCATCATAATAGGCGAGACGCACGCAAATGGCACATGATCGAATGGCTCATTGTGCAGGATGTGTTTGCCCTCAGCGCCAATCGCGCAGATGCGCCGACGCTCGGCAATGCCGTCGCCGTCGTAGTCCATTTTAATAATGCACTCATAGTAAGGCACAGACCGCAGTGTCGGGTCTGCCGCATCGACCGGCATTGACGATTCAAGGTCTTGGAATCTGTTGCTGACCTCGCGGTCGGTGTCCAGCTCATTCTCGCCAGCGTACTGCTCAACCTCATCGCGGTCATAGCCCATAGCCACAAGGTCTGAGACGGTCATGTTGGTGCGGTGCGCTATGAAGTTGGCGTCGTCAAGCGAAGTCGCGTGGCGAGAAACCAAAAACTCCTCAGGCGGAATGTTGATGATTTTAATGTCACCTTCTTCGCGCTTGATGCGTACAGTCAGATCGTACTCTGAGCGCAGGTCTTCGGTCTCGCCGGTCTCGTCGTTATACATGCTCTCAACGACGGTCTCTGTCTGAGACACAAGCTCGACAGTAGGATCGGCCAGCAGCATTGTCAGTTCTTCTTCTGACAACCCGCTATATTCTTCCTCGTCAACTTCCTCGCGTGTTTCGTAAAAGAACTTCACTACACCCAAACGGAATAGCAGCGCATCCTTGAAAAACGTGTGCAGGATTTGGTAGCCGGGGTTCTGGGTGTTAAGCACATAATTAACGTAATCAGACGCCTGCTCGGCAGATTCCATATCTTCGGCAGTGCGCGGGCTAAAGCGAACATATTTGTCGTTTGTCGTAAACACCCGCATCAAGTTAGGCATGATGGCCTCGACGGTGTCGGCAACCTCAGTCGCAATCACTGTCGAGCGACCGTCTACCTCGTTTCCAAGCGGCTCGCCCAAGTACATATCCAAGGCGCGGAGCCGGTCGGTCGTGTACTCGTTGTCGAAGTGATTGAGCGCGTCGGTGATCTCACCCGACACGATGCTGCCCAATTGTTCGTCGTCCATCTTTTTAGCCATTTTTCCTTGCACCTTTTGCCGCGCGTTTTGGCGCACGTTTAACCTTGGACGCCGGTTCTGGCGTGTCCACATTATTGCACATTTCCGCCTTTGGTTCTAGCGGGGGCTGCGGGCGTCTTATGCGGCCAACAATCGGGCGTCTGATGTTCAATGCATCTTCGCCTTTTTGATGACCTTCTTGACCGCAGTCTTAATTGGTGCGCCGCGCTTTCCAGCAGTCTCGACTGTGCCTTTGCTGGTCTGCACAAACTTAGACGGAGCTGGCGGCGGCGTCATGTCCGGCACAGGGTTTTTGCCCTGAATACAACGCTGCCTGATTTCGCAGCGTCCACGATATGGGCAGGGATCACAAACAATCATGCTTTCTTCGCTTTCTTTTTAGGTTTCTTCGCGGTCTTTGCAGCCGCCTTGAAAGCCGCAGCCGTGGGCGCACCCTTGGCTCCGACTTTCCTCATTTTCTCACCGCTGCCC